GGAATGGTGAAACACATCTATAAGGATCATTTAGGTTATCCTACTTTTGGTGTAGGACATCTTATCCTTGAGTCAGATCCAGAATATGGTAAACCAGATAAAACAGAAGTAAGCGAAGAAAGAGTACTTGAGTGTTTAGAAAAAGATTTAGATACTGTACTTGGAGATTGTAAATCCTTATATAAAGATTTTGATGATCTTCCAGAAGAAGTTCAACATATTGTAGCTAATATGATGTTCAATATGGGACTTACAAGAATGTATAAGTTTAAAGGAATGAAAGCTGGTGTTGATTCTAAGGATTGGAACAAAGCAGCAGATGAGATGGTTGATAGTAGATGGTATCGTCAAGTAACAAACAGAGCTAATAGATTAGTAGAAAGAATGAGGAAAGTGAATGACTGATTTGTCAAATTATAATGGAGTAAAAGCATTTAGATTAATAAGTGGTGAAGATGTATTTGGAACAGTAAAACATTTTTGTGAAGATACTTTTCATGAAAAATCATTTGTAGAATTAACTAATGCAGCTGTGATATCTATGAGAATGGATGAGAAAACAAAACAACCAATGGTTGGGTTTGCACCTTTTAGTCCATTCGGAACAAGTAAAGATGTAAAGATTAGAACTGATAAAGTGACAATGACATACACACCTAAGACTGATATTTCAAATGCATATCAACAAACTCTTGGTTCTGGATTAATTAAACCAACAGGACCGTTGCCTAATCTTAAAAGATAGTGTATAATTCACTTAATGAAAGATGCGTTTTATACAAGTGTAGATAGGCATGGTAATGCTATACGATTTCGTGGTTATGTAAATGGTAAACGAAAGAAGGCTAATATTGAATATAAACCTACCTTCTTTCTTCCTGCTAACAAAGGTGAGATCACACCAATAAAATCTTTACAAGGAGAAAGTCTCAAGAAGTACAATCCTGGTACTATGAGAGACTGTGATAAGTTTATACGAAAGTATAAAGAGTTTTCTAACTCTAGTGTCTATGGTAATGAAAGATATGAGAACCAATTCATTGCAGATCATTTTAGAGATGCTGGAATGTATTGGGATCGTGACTTAATTAATGTTACAACTATAGATATTGAGGTTCAATCTGATCATGGATTTCCTGATCCTAAGTTTGCAAGTTATCCTATAACTGCTATCACAATAAAGAACAATATAGATCATGTTTATTATGTTTGGGCTCTTGGTCCTTGGGATGATTATAAGAGTGAAGTTAAACTAACTGGTGAAGAATCTATTTCTTATATAAGATGTTTTAGTGAGAAAGATTTATTAGATAAGTTCTTAACTCAATGGCAAACTAATTATCCTGATGTTGTAACTGGATGGAATAGTACTTTGTTTGATTGGAATTATCTTATCAATAGATTCATTAATGTATTCAATGATGGAACACCTAAGAAGTTTTGGAATGGTAAGAAGAGACAATACGAAGAATATCAGATGAGTAAAAGAGCTTTGAAGTTATCACCTTGGGGTGTGATTAGTAAAGCTGTAAAAGACTTTGGTGGAGAGTCTCATCCTTGGTATGATACTGAAGGTATACAATTATTAGATTATCTTCCTGTGTTTAAGAAGTATGCATATACATATGGAACTCAAGAAAGTTATAAGTTAGATAATATTGCGAATGTTGTTCTTGGTGAAAGAAAACTTGACTATAGTGAGTATGGAAGTTTACAATCTTTGTATAAAGAAAACCATCAGAAGTTTATAGATTATAACATACGAGATGTACAAGTTGTTGATAAGTTAGAAGAGAAACTTGGATTACTTACTTTATGTTTTGAGGTTGCATATAAAGGTTTAACTAACTATAAAGATTCGTTTGGATCCGTTGTTGTTTGGGATAGTATAATTTATAACGATCTAAGAAAAAGAACTATAGCTATCCCTCCTAGAAAAGTTGCTACTAAAGAAAGACAGATTATTGGAGCTCATGTTAAGGATCCTATTGTTGGTATGCATGAGTGGGTTATGAGTTTTGATTTGAATAGTCTATATCCTCATATTATTATGCAATACAATATGTCACCTGAAACTATTGTACCTACTAAGATAGAAGATGTAGAAGTAGATGATCTATTACAAGATAAAGAATATAAGATGCCTGAAGGAGTTTGTATGGCTGCTACAGGACAATGTTTTAGTAATACGAAGAAAGGTATTATTCCTCAGTTAATTGATAAGTTATATGGTGAACGATCTTCTATCAAAACTGAGATGTTAGAAAGAAAGAAGAAGAGAGAAACTAAAGCTGTTGCTAAACTTGATACTAAACAACTTGCATTGAAGATCTTAATGAATACTTTGTATGGAGCTTTATCTAATGAGTTCTTTAGATACTTTGATCCAAGGATTGCTGAAGGTATAACTATAACTGGTCAGTATACTATACGAAGTGCTGAGCAAGCTGTTAATGAATATCTTAATAAAGTGTTAGAAACTAAACGTGTTGATTATGTTATAGCTATTGATACTGATAGTTTGTATATAAACTTTGGACCTTTTGTTAAGAAGTTCTTTCCTGATAAAACTAAAACTCAGATACTTAATAAGTTAGATAAACTTGCTAAGGAAGTTATGGAACCATTACTTAATAAGAAGTATAAACGACTACAAGAGAAGATGGGTTGTAAAGAACAACTTATGGTAATGAAACGAGAAGTGATTGCTGATAAAGGTATATGGACAGGTAAGAAACATTATATGTTAAGTGTTCTTGATAGTGAAGGTGTACGATATGATGAACCTGATATAAAGATGATGGGTATTGAAGCTGTAAGAAGTAGTACACCTAATGTGTTTAGAAAGTTAATTAAGAAAACTATATCAACGATTATGACTAAAGATGAACAAGCTGTACAAACTCTTATACAGAAAGAACGAGATAAGTTATTAGATTTACAATATGCACCAGAGGACGTTGCCTTTCCTAGAGGTGTTTCTAATATGGATAAATATAAAGATAAAAGTACAATCTATAGAAAAGCAACTCCTATACATGTACGAGGCGCTTTGTTGTATAATTATTTTTTGAGAGAGCATAATCTTGATAAGAAGTATGAAAAGATTTTCTCTGGTGATAAGATTAAGTTTTTATATCTTAAACTACCTAATAGAGTTAAAGAAAATGTTATTGCATTCAACGGAACTCTACCAGAAGAGTTTAAAGTAAAGGAACAGATAGATTATGATATGCAATTTGATAAAGGTTATCTTGAACCGATAAAGTCTATATTACAAACTATAGGTTGGGATACAGAAAAAAGAGCAACGCTGGAGGACGTTTTTTAATGGCACTAAAAAGAAGTATACCTGAAGAATATATGGATTACGATTATGGCTTTACTGGAGTCAGTGAAGAAGAGTATCGTAAGAAAGAAACAGAAGCAGATCTAAAAGTTAGTCAAGCTGAGAAAGATGCAGCTCAAAAACTTAGAGATGCTAGTCTAAAAATTAATAAAGCTGAGGCAGCTAAAGATAAGTTAGAGACTGAGTATAAAGATAGATTGTATGAAGTTGAAAAACTTGTAATGCCTTTACTTGTAAACTTACTTAAAACATCAGACAAAGAATATATCTATTGGCCTGATAGAAAAGAACAAGTTGAAGGACAGATTGATAAACTTTTAGGCTACACAAGAGATTAATGTTTTTTGGTATTCTCACATTATTAGTTGGATTAGCTATATCAGTTGTTGCAGCTTGGTATAGTATAGTTGGACTCATGGCTATCTTTGCTGCAGCTAAGATACCTATTGCTATAATGGGAGCAGTACTTGAAGTTGGTAAATTACTTACAGCTTCATGGTTATATCAGTTCTGGGACAGAACAAATACATTACTTAAAAGTTATTTTACTATTGCAGTTGTAGTATTAATGTTTATTACTTCAATGGGTATCTTTGGATTCTTATCTAAAGCTCATATGGATCAAACATTAACTGTTGGTGATAATAGTTTACTTATTGAAAGAATAGATAGAAAGATTGACAGAGAGAAAGTTAAGATTACAGATGCTGAAACAGTTGTTGCACAGTTAGATAAAACAGTACAAGTATTGATTGATTATGATAGAATAAGAGGACCAAGTGGTGCTATTGCAGTTCGTGAATCTCAGAATGAAGAAAGAGCAACATTATCTAATATTATAGATCAAGCATATAATAAAATAGATACAT